TCCAGCTTCTAACTTTCGAGGTGCCTGCACCGAGGGGTTTTTTTGGCCGAGTGTGTGTAACAGCGCAATGATTGACCAGCAATCTGACGCGTGTCACACCCGAGGGAGGCTTCCGCCACCCTTCTCTCACCCGACGATATCCCGATTGGTCAAGACGTTGGAGCAACACTTTGGTGTTGTTCTGAACACGTCCCAAGCAAGGGAATCTTTTCAAAAGAATGATAAGGAGTTTTGTGTGGGACTCCTTGAAAACCGCGAACACACGTGGAGGCCAGCCTTATCCAGGCTGGACCGGCGCCAGAAGTTGTCTATCGCAGCAACTATGTCTCTGGCCCGGAAGGTGCTAAGAAGCCCCTCCACGTCACTATCCAAGGCCCACAGCCAACTCATGTCAATGAGGATGGCGCCGGTCCCCGTGGACTTCCTTCCGTTCATAGATCGTATGATCGACGGAATGTTCACGTGGGGATGGGACCGACGCTATGAGTCGGCTGTGGAAATGACTGTGTTAAACGCTTCATCTTGCCTGGAGGCCTCCGCGATGGAAGGGGGCGCCAGGGCCATGGGGGGATATAACGAATCCGAGTACCGGGCGATGGCCTCCGGTATGGGTCCGTTCCCAGGGCGTCACAAAGTGGATTTTTTTGAAGTCCACGATGGGACCAAGATGCGTGGTGTCACCAAAACCTCATGGCGACACCATGTGCTGAAACCTCTTCACCAGATCCTATATGACTTGATCAGTCAGAAGGACTGGTGCCTTAGAGGGGAGGCAACAGCGAAGCGTTTCTCCTCCTTCCGCCAGGTGAGGGGTGAGGTCTACGTGAGCGGCGATTACTCTGCCGCCACGGACAACCTGTCCCTCGAAGTGAGCGAACGGATCCTCCAGAGGATCCTACGTAATTGTGGGTACGTGCCCGAGTGGGTGCGGGATTATGCCCTCCGCTCTCTTCGTGCGGACATCAGGTACCCGTTGCTGAAACACAATCCAGTTGTGGCGCAGCAACGGGGGCAATTGATGGGAAACTACCTCTCGTTTCCCCTCCTTTGCCTGACAAATTACCTGGTGTTCCGCTACCTGGTGCCCCGGACTGGGGTCCCCGTTAAGATCAACGGGGACGATATTGTCTTCCGAGCGACACCAGCCGAGAAGACAACCTGGTTCAAGCGTGCGCGGTCCTTTGGTCTCGTCATTAATCCGACGAAGACCATGGTGGACTCACGCTTCTTCTCGCTGAACTCGGCCTTTTTCGAGGGCCGGGAGAGGCGGGTGGGGGGTATCCCCGTGGTGCGGACGAGTATGCTCAAGGGCGAGACGATTCCGATCTCTTGCGGCCAAGCTTTCGTCCGTTTTACACGGGGTTGGAAGGAGCCTGCGCGGCGACTTCTGGGTGCCTGGTACCTGGCATCTAAGAAATCGGCAATATGCGCCGCAGGCAGGGCAGTGGTGGAGGATCTGGGCATACCAGCAAACAACGCGCAGATACATTCTGGCGGGTTGGCTTGCTGGGAGCGGTACTTCCGGGGCACGATGCCCGGTAACCGCGTCCGCACAGATCCTCTGATGCCAGTCCCGGTGTACAAACGCAGCCCCGTCATTACGGGCTGGAAGTACG